GTTATGAGGGGGCCGAAGCCCCCATGATTAATTACTGTTGTGTAGCAGTTGGATTAGCAGAGCCGTCAGAGTCACGCACAATGTACTCAACAGTAACAGTAATCGTACCGGCAGTAGCGTCAGCAGTAGCTGCGGTAAAAGTACCGTAAATGATTGCATCAGTTGTGCCAATGCTGTCATAAACACCTGAAGTAGCCGCTGCGATGGTGGCTGGAGAAGTTTGAACCGCTGTAGCGCCGGTATTGACCGAAGCCATATACAGGTTAGCAGTGCCGCTGCTACCAATGGTAACGCCACAGTTAGTCGCGCCAGTCAAGGCAACATTAACTTCAAGTCCGAAGCGAACAATCTTAGCGCCAGCAGGTAACACAAACATTTGTTGTGCTGTTGGGCTTGCCAAAATAACAGAAGTGGGGGCTGTGTAAGTCTGAGCAACAATAGTTGCGCCCATATTACGGATGGTGCCAGCAGTAGTTCCAGTTGTGTTTTTAACAGTGCCCAACAACCAAGGGCCTAAATGCGTTGCGAATCCCATAAGAATATCTCCATGCGTTATGGCGTATCAATCTGCATGAGGTCAGCCGGACCTGTTTGATACACCGAAAGATTCCGGTTAGTTAAATATACACCAAAAGAAAAGGGAGCACAAGGCTCCCTTCTCAGACTTTCTTAAGACGATCCGGGTGAACCGAACATTCCTAATGGGTCAGACCAGCCGAAGCTATAACGCTCGCGGGACTTGTAACGGACGTTGCCGGTATCAAAGTCACCATCCATGCTGTTAGCAAGGGGGGTACGAATGAAATGCTTTAGACCGTTAGGTACATCAGTAGTCAAATACCAACCGTTTACGTCGGTCAAGTAATGGTTAACTGTGTAGCCTTCTGGGATTGAACCGTTGTTCTTCAACGCGTTGATATCGTTGTCAGTAGTACCAACACGCAGGCTGGTTTCTAACAAACGGGTAGCAACAAACATTAAGTTTGGCGGAACAATCAATTTGCGTGGCTTAGCTGCGATTAACAGTCCGCGCTCATCTGTCCAACCAGCGATTTGAATAACTGCGTTTTCCAACGAAGTCTCATTCAAGTCAGCGGCTGTAGCTGGGCGATTACTGTTAGTGCCACCACCAGTCAAAGGATGAGCAGTGCTGAACAAAGAAACGCCATCACCACCGACATAAGCCGAGGAGAAACCGTTGTTAATGACAGCAGCAGCTTTTACCTGTTTGGTGTAAGCCATAGCACGAGCCAGACCCTTGGTGTAACGAGCAGACAGTGAGTCATACAAGTTATCTTCCACAGCTTCTTCCGTTATGGAGAAGCCAAGAGCGATGGTTTCGTGGTTGTAACGAGCCGTAAATGCTTCTTGTGCATTGTCATAAGCGATGGCAGAACCCTCGTTTTTGACTGGTGCGGCAGAGAAGCCAGACAGCTTGGTCTCTTCTTCAAAGCTACGCTCAGAAGTTTCTGTTTCGTAAATCTCTTTGTGCTCTTCGCCGTAGCGTGCATACTCAAGACCGAACAAAGCATTAAGACCCGGAAGGAGTTCCTTCAGTAGTTGTGCGCGTGAAATAGCCATGATTTAGCTCCTTATGCACCAGTGGCAGAGTAGTAACCGTGCAGTGCTTGGTTAAATTTAACCAATACTTCAGGAAACTGGGTGAACACAATAGTGGATGAGCTAGGAATAGCTGTAACACTGCCGGGGACTGCAATCGCAGCGTTAATTGTAACTGACGTTGCAGCGGCTGCCGCAGCGGTGGTTACAAAAGAACCTGTTTGAATGATTTGTCCATTTGCTGCAACGTAGGCTACATCTGTTCCAACAGGGATTGCGATAGGCAAGCCAGAACCAGTTAAGGTAATAGTTGTAGAAGATGAAGAGCCAGTAGCAGATGTAGTAATAGCAGATTCTTGTACCAAGCCAACCAAACGCAAAGGCAAGGTGGTTGTTACAGGAGTAGCTGAAGGAGCTAAAACTGCGTTAGCAGAATTACCAGTGGTGGTGCTACCCGTATTGTTAATGGCTGACAGGTTAGTGCCAATCATAGCCATAGCAGCGGAAGCAACAGCAGTAGTAGCGGAACATACAACAGCCTTGAACACAGCATCAGGATCATCCAATACATAGGCTTGGCAGTCACCTGCGAGGGTTCCTGAAGGCCAGTATTGGTTGAATTGCTTTTGCTTAGTTAAAGGGTTAGTGAAAGTACAACCCAAGAAAATACCAACCGTTTGGTTTAAACCAGTGCCAGTAGAAACTGAAGCACGGGTTACATTACCACGCGATAGTACGACGAAATCACCGTAAAAGATGTCGGTCGCATAACCGTACTGGATGTTGTACATACGGGTAGAACCCGCAAATACTTGACCACCAATTAGGTTCTGCGGCAACAGCCCGTAAGGCGCGTTGACAGCGGGATAAGCCATTTAAGACTCCTTTAAAAAATTACTTAGAACCAGAACCAAACCCGCCACCTCTACTTGTTGTTGACTTGTGCTCAGCAAAAAGGGGCATACGCGGGTCACTATTTCGCATGAAGTTATTGTCTACCGAAGTCATCTGGTTTTGTGCTTGCTCATCGTAATACTCTTTCATAGCAGTGACGCGTTCAGTAAGGTTCTTGCAGAGCATGAGCCCACCTATTTCGACGTTGCCTGTAGCAGCACTACCTTCTAGCATCAATTCCGGATGATCCACTGCTTTTACCGGTTCCCAATGGTCACGCATCATTTTTGATACGTTAGTTGGGAGCGCTTGTCCGTTTATATGTGTCGCAATCCAGCGAAACGTATAGCCGGGTACAGGCGTTGGTTCTGGCAGTGAACTCGAAGGTCTATAAACCATTCGAGCGGTTTTTTCGCGTGTCAATGTGTCACGAGGGGTACGGTTTTCAGCCATTTTGAGTCTCCAATTTCAATACTTGTTCAGCATACTGCTTAGGGGTTAATTTGAATTTTTGTGCTAACGCCAACTGGGTTTTCGTTAACTCAATCTTTCTTTTACCTGTCGAACGAGTCGCAGGTGCAACCACAGAGGCAGGTTTCTTCGGAGATTCACCGGACCTTGGCCTGTCTTCGTTACCACCGAAAACTTCAGGGAACTTTGACTTCACGCGAGCATCAATTTGCTCGAAATATTCATCAGATCGCGGGTCCATACCCGAATTGACTAGTTTTTGATGCAGCCCTAGTGAGTAGCTGGTAACTTCTTCGAACCCATCTGCACCGAACCACTGGTTTTTTGCTTGCCAGCGCAAGGTTTTTTCGTCCGGTTGAGTACGTTGGGGTTCTCGATAACCCGTTTGTACATCAGAATTTTCATCTTGTAAAGGGGTTGGACGAAAATTTTTCGCACTTTCCAATTTCATCTTGGCGTCCAGCAACGCTTCCTGTGCGGCAAGGATGGCATCGGAGTCAAAAGCCTCCTGTGCTACCTTGTACTCACGGCGTGCTTTGTCCAACTCAGCTTCAGCAGCAGTTTTAGCCATCTGCGTAAACTGTTCGGTGCCAGTATTGACGTTTTGACGCAACTTCTTGTTTTCGTCCAACAGGCGTTGTGTAAGAGTCTCGAGTTCTTGCTTTTCTCGCAAAGTAGCTTCTTTGGCTCTGCGTTCGTCGTGACGAGCATGTGTTAACTCCTTAATACGCTTTTGCGCACCTTGGGTGTACTGCTCAATCTCTTCGTCCGTAGGGTCTTCAACCTCCCTGTCCAGTGGTCTACGACCACGGTCTTGTTCGGGGGTGTCGTCGATGATCGAGACTTCAACATCTTCGTCGTCAGGAGTAACGACCTCAATGTCTATTGTTTTATCCTCAATCTCGTCAGGGAACTTAAACGGTTCTCCAGCCATATCTACTCCTTTAAGCGCGGGTTACACCGCGAGGGTCTTGCACAACACATTCCACCATGTCATCGTTGATGACGCGGAACTCTTTTCCAAATATCTTGAATCGCGTACCGGAGTACGTACGTACTAAGACGAAGTCACCTTCTTTGCACCACGCGCCCGAGGGGAACTTGGTTTTATCTTTGTACGCGTCTGACCCTACACGCATGACAAACAACACC